TATTTAATCGTGTTAAGAAGATATAGGAGTAATAAATGGCAGATATAGATAAAGGACTCCCTAACACTCGTACAAAAATAGATATCCCTTCAGAAGAAGAGATGGCAGAAGAAGTTAGTGTTCAGGAAGAAGATATTGAAAAAGGACCTGTAGAGGTTATCCCAGAAGAAGATGGTGGCGTTACATTAGACTTTGAACCCGGTGCAATAAATGTACCTGGAACAGAATCACACTTTGATAACTTAGCCGATATTTTACCTGATGATATTTTAGAACCTATTGGAAATGAAATGGTTCAAAATTACATGGACTACAAATCATCTAGAAAAGAATGGGAACAGTCTTATAGAACAGGGTTAGATTTATTAGGTTTTAAATATGAAAATAGAACTGAACCTTTTCAAGGAGCTTCAGGTGCAACTCACCCAGTTCTTGCAGAAGCAGTAACACAATTTCAAGCGCAAGCTTACAAAGAATTATTGCCAAGTGATGGACCAGTAAGAACACAAATTATTGGAGTTAAAAATCCACAAACAGAACAACAATCACAACGTGTTAAAGATTTTATGAATTATTTAATTATGGATCAGATTAAAGAATACGAATCTGAGTTTGATTCTATGTTATTTCATTTACCACTTGCAGGTTCTACATTTAAAAAAGTTTACTACGATGTGCCACTCGGAAGAGCGGTATCAAAGTTTGTACCAGCGGATGAATTAGTTGTCCCGTATACAGCTACCTCATTAGATGATGCGGAGGCAGTTATTCATACCGTGAAAATTTCAGAAAATGAATTAAGAAAACAACAAGTGTCTGGTTTTTATAGAGACGTAGAGTTAGGTCCTCCAGGAACTGATTCAAACAACGAGCTAGAAAAAAAAGAACGTGAACTAGAAGGAACTAAAAAAACAGGTAAAAATGAACCTGTTTATACTTTGTTAGAGTGTCATGTTAATTTAGACTTGGAAGGTTTTGAAGATATAGGAGAAGATAAAGAACCCACTGGAATTAAACTTCCTTACATTGTAACTGTTGAAGAAGGAAACAGATCAGTTTTATCTATAAGAAGAAACTACGCTCCAGAAGATGTAAAGAAAAATAAAATTAATTATTTTGTGCATTTTAAATTTTTACCAGGTTTAGGTTTTTATGGGTTCGGTCTAATTCACATGATTGGTGGACTGTCAAGAACAGCAACAGCTGCACTAAGACAATTATTAGATGCTGGAACTTTAGCTAACTTACCTGCTGGATTTAAACAGCGTGGTGTAAGAGTTAGAGATGAGGCGTCACCAATACAACCAGGTGAGTTTAAAGATGTTGATGCACCAGGTGGATCTTTACGTGATGCATTCTTTCCATTACCATATAAAGAACCAAGTCCAACACTTCTTCAATTATTAGGAACCGTTGTACAAGCAGGTCAAAGGTTCGCGGCTATTGCTGATATGCAAGTGGGTGATGGTAACCAAGGTGCTGCAGTTGGGACTACAGTTGCATTACTTGAAAGAGGTTCACGTGTTATGTCTGCAATACATAAAAGATGTTATGCAGCAATGAAAAATGAATTTAGACTACTAGCTAAAATAGTTTCACAATATCTACCTCCAGAATATCCATATGATGTTGTTGGTGGTCAAAGAAATATTAAACAAGCAGATTTTGATGATAGAGTAGATGTTATACCAGTGGCTGATCCAAATATATTTTCAATGTCTCAAAGAATTACACTTGCTCAAACACAAATGCAAATTGCAACAAGTAACCCACAACTTCACAACATGTATCAAATATATAAAAACATGTATAATGCGATTGGAGTCAAAGATGTAGATGCAGTTCTACCACCTCCTTCTCCACCTGCACCAAAAGATCCAAGTTTAGAACATATTGATGCTTTAGGTGGTAAACCTTTTCAAGCATTTCCAGGTCAAGATCACAGAGCACACATTACAGCTCATTTAAATTTTATGTCAACTAATATGGTAAGAAATAATCCACCTGTTATGGCTGCAATACAAAAAAATATACTTGAACACATTTCAATTATGGCTCAAGAACAAGTTCAAATGGAGTTTAGAGAACAAATGCAACAAATACAGCAAATGCAACAAATGGCTGCTATGGATCCACAGATACAACAACAGTTACAGATGTTAAATAATGAAATTGAAGCAAGAAAAGCGGTGTTAATTGCTGAAATGACAGAAGAATTTATGAAAGAAGAGAACGAAATTACTTCACAATTTGATTCTGACCCATTATTGAAGTTAAAATCACGTGAAGTTGACCTAAGAGCAATGGAAAATGAAAGAAAAAGAGAAGCTGATCAAACAAAAGCTGACTTTGATAGAGCAAAATTAATGCAAGCAAGAGATTTAGCTGAAGATAAGATGGATCAGAACGAAGAATTAGCAGAATTAAGAGCAGGAGTAAGTCTTGCAAAAAAAAATAATGCTAATATAAACTAGTAAAGGTAAAAAACTATGATGAACTATAAAAAAGCAAAACAAATGGCAGTTCCAAGTCAAAATGTAGAAATAGATCCAAGATCTAAGACTACTGCTGACGGTTCTTTCAACAATATTCCTACAGGAGACAAGGAAAAAGTTAGAGGTACTAAAAGAATGCTATCTGAAAAGAAAAAACAGGCTACTTGGTACTAAATCATGTGGTTCAGTGCAATTAAACTAGCTTTAAACGCTGGTAGTCACATCTATAAGAAAAAACAAGAAACTAAAATGATGATGGCTAACGCTCAAGCTAAGCACGCAGAAAAAATGGCCTCCGGAGAGTTAGAATATTCGGGAAAATTGCTAGAAGCCCGACAATCGGACTGGAAAGACGAGGCAGTTTTGATAATTCTCACTTTGCCCATATTGGTGATTGCTTGGGGGGTCTTCTCGGACGATCCGGGATCAGCAGAAAAGATAAAAATGTTTTTTGACCAATTCCAGCAGCTTCCGGCATGGTTTACAAATCTTTGGATCCTTGTCGTGGCGAGTATTTATGGTATAAAGGGTACACAAATTTTCAAAGGAGGAAAAAAATAATGGCTAGTAAATTTATAAGAGGAATTTTTAAAAAAATAACAGGTGGTAAAACATCTCCAACTATTAAATCAGTAAAACCTAACGTTGGTAACTTAAAAAAGAATCAAGAAACTTTTAGTAAATTTAAAACAACTACTGATAAATATGTTACAGCAGCTAAAGAAAAAGGTTTTAAAGATTTAGCTAAAGAGCTTAGAAGATCAGGTTCTAAATCATTACAAAAATCAGATAAGATTTTAAGAAAAAATAAAAGAATAGGTAAAATGGGCGGCGGAATGATGGATAATAGAATGGGTTATTCAAAAGGATCTAAAAAAGGTAAAGTGCCTACAACATCAAAAGAAAAAGCTTTTGGAATGTTATCTGTAAAAAAAGGTTTAGATAATAATAAAAATATTACTTTTACTGATAAAATAGCGGGGGCGAAAAAATCATAATGGCTAAACTCTGCGCAAAAGGCAAAGCAGCCGCTAAAAGAAAATTCAAAGTATACCCTTCAGCATATGCAAACATGTACGCATCAGGTGTTTGTTCAGGTAAAATTACACCAGGTGGAAAAAAAGGTAGCCGTAAAAAAGCTATGGGTGGTGGAATGATGGATATGCCAAGAGCATCATATAAACACGGCGGTTCTTGTAAAGCTATGAAAGGAAAAGGAAACGCTTACGGAAAAAATTCATAATGCGTACTCACTTTTCAAAAGGTGGGTTAAGAGAATGGGTAGCTCAGAAATGGGTGGACATTGGAGCACCGAAGAAAGACGGGAAGTATCAGCCTTGCGGGAGAAGCAAAGGCTCAAAGAGGAAATATCCAAAATGCGTCCCACTTGCAAAAGCCACACGAATGACAAAAGGGCAAAAGGCGAGTGCTGTCAAACGAAAACGAGCAGCAGGTAATCCTGGCGGTAAACCCACAAACGTAAAAACATTTGCATAATGAGAAAAAAAGAAAATCCTATAAGAAAAACTACTAAAGGCAAAGGTGCCAATTATAGATCAACAAAATCTGGAGCTGGAATGACAGCAAAAGGTGTAAAAGCTTACAGGGCAGCAAATCCTGGAAGTAAACTAAAAACAGCCGTGACTGGTAAAGTGAAACCGGGATCAAAAGCTGCTAATCGTAGAAAATCATACTGCGCAAGATCACTTGGACAATTAAAAAGGTCATCAGCAAAAACACGTAACGATCCAAATTCACGAATCCGTCAGGCAAGAAGGAGATGGAAATGTTAAAAAAGAAAAAAGAGCTAACTAAAAAACAAAAAGAAACTCTAAAAAAACACAGTAAACATCATTCTTCAAAGCATATGACAAGTATGAAAAAAGACATGAAAAAAGGAATGTCATTTTCTCAGAGTCATAAAAAAGCTATGAAGAAAGTTGGTGTCTAGTGCAACTAGAAACAGTAATAAATAAAACTCTAAGATTCCTAGATTCAAGAATAGAATCATTGTCAATATCAGTAACGTCCGGTGGTGTTGACAACATGGAAAATTACAAGTATATAATAGGACAAATCAATGCACTGGAATCAGTGCGTCAGGAAATCTCTAACCTGCTAAACGATAAGGAGCACAATGAAGGAACAGTCATCGATATTAACACCAAACAATGATCTTATTGGTGTAAAAAAATCAGAGAAAAAAGAAGAACCAAAATTACCACAACCTACAGGATGGAGACTTTTAGTTTTACCTTTTAAGATGAAAGAGAAAACCAAAGGTGGATTAGTATTAGCTGAAACAACTTTGGAAAGACAACAGGTTGCATCACAGGTTGGTTTGGTATTAGCTATGGGTCCACAATGTTATAAGGATAAGGAGAGATATCCAGAGGGTCCATGGTGCAAGGAGAAAGATTGGGTTATGTTTGCAAGATATGCAGGTAGCCGAATCAAGATAGATGGTGGGGAAATGCGTCTGCTAAACGACGATGAAGTGTTAGCAACAATTGATAGTCCAGAGGACATCTTGCATGAGTTCTAAACATAGGAAGGAGTAACTATGCCAGACGAAAAAGAAAAATTGGTACCCATTGATACATCAGGACCTGATGCTACAATAGATATCGAAGAAACAAAAGACGAAACTGTAATTGAACAGTCAGAAGAAAACAAAGAACAAGGAACAGATAAATCATTTGAAAACGAACGAGAAACAAAGTTAGAAGAAAAAAAAGATGATAGTGAGTTAGAAGACTACAGTAAAGGTGTACAAGCTCGTATTGCGAAATTAACTCGTAAAATGAGAGAAGCAGAGAGAAGAGAACAAGCTGCTGTTGAGTATGCACAAGCTGTAGAACAAAAAAGACAACAATTAGAAAAACGTTTTGAGAAAACGGATTCTGATTACATTAAAAAATTTGAGACAACTATATCGTCAGGTTTAGAAGCTGCACAAAAAGAATTAGCTGCAGCAATTGAATCTGGTAATGCAGAAGCTCAAGTTGCAGCCAATAAAAGAATTGCACAACTCGCATTTGAGAATGCAAAATTAGAAGCTGCAAAAGAGGGTAGACAACAAACACAGGAAGAGAAGCCTGTACAACAACTCTCTCAAGCAAATAATGTAAACATTCCTCAAAGAGATGATCCGATTAATCCGGATCCAAGAGCTGAAGCATGGGCCTCAAAAAACTCATGGTTTGGATCTGATAGAGCAATGACTTACACTGCATTTGAGATACATAAGGATCTTACTGAAAAAGAAGGGTATGATCCTAGTTCTGACGAGTATTATGCTGAAGTTGATAAACGTATTAGAGTTGACTTTCCGCATAAATTTGGTAATACTAAGCAATCGACCGCCCCTGTTCAGACAGTGGCTTCTGCTACAAGAAGCGTAAAGCCTGGTCGCAAAACTGTGAGACTCACATCTTCACAGGTAGCAATAGCTAAAAAATTAGGTGTGCCACTCGAAGAGTACGCAAAACAATTAAAAACCACGGAAGGAGCGTAAAATGGAAAACGAAAATAAAAATACTTCTCGTGCGAGCCAAACACGGTCAAAGTCTGAAAGACCAAAAGTGTGGGTTCCACCGTCATCTCTAGATGCACCCCCTGCACCTGATGGATTCAGGTATAGATGGATAAGAGCTGAAGTTGTAGGCTTTCAAGATACAAAAAATATAACCGGACGTTTAAGAGAAGGTTATGAATTAGTTAGATCTGAAGAAGTCGAAAATGCAAGCGATTACCCTACCATTGAAGATGGTAAATACAAGGGAGTGATTGGGGTTGGTGGCCTTCTTCTTGCGAAGGTACCTAATGAGATCGCAGAGCAACGTCAACAATATATGTCTGATAGACATAAAGAACGTAACGAAGCCGTAAACAACGACCTTATGAGGGAGCAGGATAGTAGAATGCCTATCAATGTTGATAGACAATCTCGTGTAACCTTCGGTGGTACTAAAAAGTAATTTTTAAATCACTGAATTAAATTAAACCGTACTGGAGGCCCTTCGGGGCAGGTACATAAGGAGAAACAACTATGGCAAATAGAAACACACAAGGTTTTGGTTTGATTGCTGCAGGAACGCTTGGATCAACTCCAGCGACTTCTGGTCAGGGCAAATACAAAATCGATGCGGGTTATGCAACTACTATTTTTAATGGTGGCTGTGTTGCTTCTACTGCTGGTTACATTATCGATGGACAAACTACTGATGCACCTGTTTTAGGTGTATTAAATGGTATATTCTATAACGCGGCTACAACTTTAAAGCCTACGTTTGCGAATCATTACGTCCAGGTAACACCAGCAAACTCAGAAGATATCGATGCATTTGTATTCGATAACCCTCAACAACAATATGTAGTAGCAACTGATGCAGCTGTTGCACAATCTGGATATTTAGAAACGTATGATATGAACACTTCTGCTGGTAGTACAACTACTGGTAAGTCTTCAGCTACTCTAGATATTGGAGATACAAGTGCAGATTCAGCTTCATGGAGATTACTAAGATCTGCTGAGGATCCTGAAAACGATGAAAATGCGGCTTTCAGATCAGTAGTAGTAGTTGCTAATCTAATTGAGCTACAAAACTAATAGCAGAATAGGAGAACAATAATGGCTATATCACGATCACAACTAGTTAAAGAACTAGAGCCAGGTTTGAACGCACTGTTCGGCTTGGAATATAAAAGGTATGAAAATCAGCATGCTGAAATTTATACTGAAGAATCATCTGACAGAGCTTTTGAAGAAGAAGTAATGTTAAGTGGTTTTGCAAATGCACAAGTAAAAGGTGAAGGTTCTGGAGTTTCATTTGATGAAGCACAGGAAACTTTCACAGCTCGTTACACTCACGAGACTGTAGCTTTAGCGTTCGCGATTACTGAAGAAGCAATCGAGGACAACTTGTATGACAGACTTGCGTCTAGATATACAAAAGCTTTAGCTAGATCTATGAGTAATGCTAAACAAGTAAAATCAGTCGAGCCTCTAATCAATGGCCTTCCAACTACGGATGGTTTTGATTCAGGTGACGGTGTATCTTTATTTAATACATCACACCCTACAGTGGCTGGAACTTTTGCTAACACTTTAGCAACTCAAGCTGACCTTAACGAAACTTCGTTAGAACAATCTTTGATCGACATCGGTCAAATGTCTGACGAAAGAGGTCTAAGAATTGCTGCAAGAGGAGTAAAAATGATTATTCCTTCTGAGCTACAATTCACAGCTGAAAGATTGATGAAGTCTCAAGGCAGAACTGGAACAGCTGATAATGATGTAAATGCAATCGTATCTATGGGTATGATTCCACAGGGTTACAGAGTAAACAATTACTTAACTGACTCTGATGCGTTTTACATTTTAACAGACGTACCTAATGGTATGAAAATGTTCAACAGAGCTCCATTGACAACTGCAATGGAAGGTGATTTCGACACTGGCAACGTAAGATACAAAGCTAGAGAAAGATACTCATTTGGTGTATCTGACCCTAGAGGTATCTTCGGCGTTGAAGGTGCGTAATTAATACTTTTTATGAGGCGGCCTTAAAACCGCCTCATTTACAATATACACGGTGAGATTCATGAAAAAATTTAGAGTAAATATTTGGGCGTACAATCATCACGCAAAATTTGAAGTAGAATCAAAAGATTCCCCAACAGAACTAGAACAATCAATCCTTGACAAACTTGGAGAAAATAGTATAGTTTGGGAAAACCTTGGAGTTAGTTATGACGACAAGGTAAATAGAATAACCTATGAGGAGGTTATAGATGATACAAGACCTATACAAAGCAAAAAGGTCCTTGGAGTTGAAGTGGGAACAGGAGCATCTGTCTAATGGTAGATATACTCTTGAAATGGTCCGAATTGATGACAAAGTTAGAGAAGTCATCACAAAGATCAAGCTGGAAGAAGCAGCAATTGCCCACAAGCAAAACACTGTAGAAAGTGTAACTCCACAAGTTTCAGTAGCTACTTAATAAAAAGCTACATCGTTGAATAAATTCAATTCACATTACAGGCTCTCTTGCACTCTACTAAAAACTAGTATATAATTTTATTACTATACATAAATTGAATATCGACGCGTATAGTCGACGGCCTAGAGACGATATTCAAATAACTAGGAGGATAATAACATGGCAAACACTACGTTTTCAGGACCGGTCATTTCTAAAAATGGCTTTGTAAATACAGGTCCTGGTATGACTGTTAGCTTAACAGCTGACACAACTTTAACTGTAGCAGCTCACGCTGGTAAAATCTTACTTACAAATGATGCAGATGGTAAATTTACTTTACCTTCAATCAATGTAAATAGTAATGGTGCATCAGCTGGTGATACAGATTTTAATAACTTAAACAATATTGGTGCAACTTTTCATTTTTATGTTGAAACAGCTGCAACTGATATGGACATCAAAACAGATGGTACTGACAAATTTAAAGGTGGTATCATGATAGCTGTAGATGACGGTTCTAAAAAAGCTTTCATTCCAGCAGCAACTAATGATGTTATAACTATGAACGGTTCTACAAAAGGTGGTATCGTTGGTAGCGTTGTATCTTTCACAGCGATTGATACTGCTACATACTTAGTCCACAATTCTTTATTGCTTGGATCAGGTACAATAGTAACACCATACGCAGACGCGTAATAAATAATTAAAGTGGGCCTTCGGGCCCACATATTAATTTTAAGGAGAAACAAATATGAGTTCAGACCAACGATTTACAAGGATAACTTCTACTGGACAGGTTAAAACTATTGGTGGAGGATCGACAAATATTGGCCCTTCAAGAATAACTTATATTCAAGCAAAAGGACACGCTAGTGGACAACTTGAATTAAGAAATAGTTCTGACAATTCTGGTGATTTACTATTTATTGCTCACTTTGGAACAGAAGGTTTAGATATATATGTTCCTGGTAATGGTATTAGATTTGATGATACTATTCATGCAACTATATCTGGAACAGGATCTGTTACACTTGGATACACTGGCTAGGAGGCTAAATGGCTAACACTACCTCTGGAACAACTACTTTTGATAAAACTTTTTCTATTGATGAAATAATAGAAGAGGCTTATGAAAGAATTGGTGTATTAGATTATTCTGGTTTTAAATTAAAAACTGCTAGACGTTCTTTAAATATAATGCTTCAAGAATGGGGCAACAGAGGTATTCACTATTGGGAAATAGATGAATTAGATCTTGATTTAATTGAAGGTCAAGCAGAATATAAATTTTTTAGATCAAGTGGAGATGGCACAAGTGCTACTTCAAATCCAAATGGTATTTATGGAATATCCGATGTCCTTGAAGCGCAATTAAGAAATAATAGAACTCAAACAGATCAATCAGATAGTCCAATGACAAAAGTTGATAGATCAACCTATGCTGCTTTTTCAAACAAACTTTCTAAAGGTACACCTAATCAATATTGGGTACAAAGATTTATTGATCATGTTAGTATAAATATTTATCCTACTCCTGATTCTACCAATGCATCTAAAGATATGCATTTTTATTATATAAAAAGAATTCAAGATATAGGAGAATATACAAATGCAACTGACATGCCTTTTAGATTTGTTCCATGCATGGTTTCTGGTTTAGCTTATTATCTTTCTATGAAATATGCACCACAATTACTTCAAGGTATGAAACTTATTTACGAAGATGAGTTACAAAGAGCATTACAAGAGGATGGTTCAGCTTCAAGTACATTTATTACACCTAAAGCTTATTACCCAGGAACTTAATGTCTAAATACGCAACAGGAAAACATGCAAAAGCTATTTCAGATAGATCGGGTATGGAGTTTCCATATAAAGAAATGGTCAGAGAATGGAATGGTTCATTTGTTCATTATACTGAGTTTGAACCAAAGCAACCACAACTTGAGCCTAAATCAATTGGTGGAGATGGTGTTGCATTACTTAATGTTAGAACAGATAGGACAGAACCAATAACAACAGTTATGATTCCTGAAAACGGTTTTAAAACTTATCAAGCAGGATCAGGTGTTTTAAATGTAAATGTTCCAGGACATGGTTTAACAAATGGTACGACTTATTTATTTAGAGGAGCACCAACTGTATCTCCTGGTACAGGAACATCTACTAATCCTGTTTTTGCTTATGCAGCAATTCCAAATTTTGATGGAATAACTGGAGCGCAAATAACTCAAGGATCTGGATATGCTATTACAACTGGTTTATTTAAAAATGGAATAAGAATTACAACTGATTTTGCATTGAGTAATTTCTTCTTCTTTACAGTTAATACAGATACTGCTACAACAGGAAATATAAAAGGAGGAGGTTATGGGTGTTCTGTAGGACCTATAACAATATCACCATGATTAAAAAATTTTTTAAATTTATTAAAAACTTATTTAAACCTGAACTTCAAGAAATAATAGAAGAAGATCATAAAGTAAAAAAAATACGTAGAAAATATAAGGAGAGTTCTGAATAATGACTTATGCAGAATTAGTACAAAAAATCAGCGATTATACGGAGGTAGATAGTAATGTATTAACTACTACTATTGTAAACGGTTTTATTGAAGATGCTGAATTTAGAATTTTTAGAGACGTAGATTCAGATAATAATAGAAGATATGCTACGGCTAATTTAGTTACAAACGACAGATTTATTTCTACTCCAAGTGATGCTTTAGTAATTAGATCTGTTCAAATAGTGAACGGTGGTTCAGGATCCACGAGAAATTTTTTAGAATTTAGAGATACAAGTTTTATGTCTGAATTTAATTCTACAGGAGTTACTGGAGAACCTAAATATTACGGTATGTGGGAGGATGATAAAATGGTTTTAGCACCTACTCCTAACTCAACATATCAAGTTCAAGTCAATTATATCTTGAAAGACCCAGGTTTATCTAGTACAAATACACAAACATACTTGAGTAAGTATTTTCCCAACGGACTTTTGTATGCATGTTTAGTCGAAGCTTTTAGTTTTTTAAAAGGACCAGCAGATCTTTTACAATTATATGAGGGACGATATAAACAAGCGGTACAAGGGTTTGCTACAGAACAAATGGGAAGAAGAAGACGTGATGAATACCAGTCAGGTGTTCCTCGTGTCGGAGGAAAATAAGAGATAAATTATGGCTATAACACAAGCAATCGCAAATGCATTTAAAAAACAATTATTAGAAGGTGACCACAATTTTAAACAATCAGGTGGTGATAAATTTAAGCTAGCTCTTTATACTTCTTCAGCAACTCTAAACTCAACTACAACTGCTTATGCAAATACCAATGAAGTTGGTAACACAGGAACTTATGCAGCTGGTGGTGGAGCTTTAGTTAACAGTGGTACTTCTATTGGTTCAGGAACTGGTAAAGGTGTTGCTATTGTTGATTTTGCAGATTTGTCGTTTACTTCGGCAACAATTACAGCAAGAGGTGCATTAATCTATAATACATCTTCAGCTACAACCAATGCAGCTGTTGCAGTATTAGATTTTGGAGCAGATAAAACTAGTACGTCAGGGACTTTCACAGTTGTATTTCCAGCATTTACAACTTCAGCAGCTATATTGAGAATCTCTGGTTAGGAGTATTAAATGGCGTTAGTAATACATGACAGAGTAAGAGAAACCTCTACTACAACAGGTACAGGTAATTTTACATTAGCAGGAGCCGTTCAAGGTTTTGAAACATTTTCTAGTGCAATAGGAAATGGCAATACAACTTATTATGCAATCGTTAACCAAGCAAATTCAGAATTTGAAGTTGGTCTTGGAACGGTATCAGCAGGTGTTTTAGCAAGAACAACACCTATTACTTCATCAAACTCAAACAATGCTGTAAACTTTTCAGCAGGTACAAAAGATGTATTCTGTACTCTACCTGCAACAAAGGCAGT